GGCGTGACTCAGACAATACAATGGCGAGCGGCGTCGACCATGCGTAAGTGGTTAGGAAAGGCTGAGTGTGTTATGAGTGTGGTGACCAGCGAGAAAGAAAGCGTGGCTCCCACCATTGACATTAGAATCAGACGAACCACTGACCACGCAAGTGGTGCAGGATGGACCAAGGAAGGCGTACGCCTCAGTCTGGAGGATGCCTACAACTTGGCCGAATCAATACAGCACATCATCGACTCGTTAGAAAGGGATTGATATGCTTCTGTCACTCGCCACGAAGGTGGCACGCACACTCCGTAGGTTGCACTATGGAAGAGGAGCCGGGGACAGTTCGGCTGACTTCCGTACTGCTATCAAGGCGGTGTCCCAAATCTTGGAGATGACGACTGACGACTACGAGGAAATCATCGACATCTTTTACCCAAGGCACTCAAAGCATCCACGGCGTTTCGTCACGGACGGTTGGGTCAGGGACAATGTGTGCAGTGAACTCGGTATCTCACCACTCGTCTGGGACGAGTCGCTTGTAGGCAAGCCAATCGTATTGGCCCTTGCCTCAGAGAGCAGGGGCAACAAGAGCACCGGGCTGACTGTGAAGCAGGCTCTTCACCACATGCACCAACTGAGCGAGGTGAGTGTACTGGCGACATCCAAGTTGATGACCGAGGCCGAGGCCGAACTCTTCTGGAGCAGAGCATTGGGTGAGAACCCGCCCTATCCAATAGAGCGATTCATTCAGCGTTGTACCCACATTGGTGAAGGACAGGCCATGAGCCTACCTGCTGTCAAGAAAGCACTGGACACGATGTCCCCTGCTGAGTTCCTCGTACGCCTGCTCAAATACTCTGAGGCTGAGGTCGAGGTCCCTGACGAAATTCAACCGGGGCAACCGTTCCGAGGCCCAGTGTACAAGGCATGGACTCAGACAACAGCACCTGCTGGCGTCTATGCTGAGGTGATACGCCACCCCAGACGATACCTCCACATCACTGAGTTCCCCAGTGGCACCTTCAATGGCATACTGTACAACCGGGACAAGCGTGCAGTGGCCAAGATGAACAGCCTTGACCTACCTATTCAGCAAGCCTGTGTCCTTGAGGTGGAGGCGCAGGGCACTGTGGTCAAATGTATTACGGATATTCTGTCGTTAGGACAGGACTGGTCTATTCATCAGCGACCGATGATGGAGCGACTCAGCCTATTGAAAGGGCTGGGCGTACAAGGTCAACTACGAGTAGGCGAACTTCTTGAAGAAGGGTCGTCGATTACCAACCTCGTGCATACGCTGTCAGAAAATGAACGACTCCGACTCTCGTTCAACAGCCCCTTTCAAATAGGAGAGCAAGGTGGCTGGGCAGTTATGGACGGTACATATCATATTCACTTACTGGTCCTCTCTATCAAGAAGGACGCAGAATACGAAACACATGTGCGCCTTGGTGTACTGGATGGGCTTGACCCATACCAAGTAATGGAGGCGAGGCTTCCAACTGAGATAGCCCAGCATGTGAGAACAAGACTCGCTCGACAAGGTGTACTTGTCGGAGCCCACTGGCTCCCGGTGGAAGAGCAAGCGGTTGTGGTGGCTGGCAAGGTGAACGAGGTTCGCCTGTCGACCATGACAATCACGGGAGAACTGCTTTATGCTGACGACAACCTCGGCTTTAGCGACCTCAGTCAACTGACTGACATCATAGAAATGACATAGGTGAAACAAATGAAAGAAAATTGGAACAATGCAGTGTTGGCTCTTGGGCTCAACATGAAGATACGAAGCGTGAACATACCAGATACCCCTTGGCGACAAGTCACAGAGGTTGAGCGAATACCCCACATCAAAGTGGGTGACATGGTGAAGAAAACAAACACAGGGTGGCATGTGTATCAGACCATCGACTCACCCGTGCCTGTGTTCAAGTTCCCTTCACGGGTGACATTGACCGCTGACTGTCAGGATTGTGGCTCGCCCGACACAGGTGGCTCTTCACTGTGCGACGATTGCTTTGATGCGAGAGGTGAAGAAGAATGAATAACCAATTAAACAAACTACCACCACATGATGGTTTAGGCAACATTGTATTAGATGAAGCCGATGAAGAGGGCGATGTTTCGTTTTACAGACCTTGCTTGTATCGTTGGAGTGATGAAGAACAAAAAGCATACACGGATGAAAACGATAAGGCTGACTTTGGTTGGTGCGTGACAGGTGCTAATCCTGTTTATGGCGTGTATGCTTGGATATTGGCGAGAGGTGAAGAAGAATGAAGTGTAAGGAATGTGAAAAATTAAGGAAACAGAATCTCGGTCCTTACAAATACCCATTTTGCCCTTCCTTCCCCAGTTGTAAAAGAGGAGTGAAGAAGAATGAGTGAGATTGAAGAATTAGAGAAAAAGATTGAGAGCATGGAAGAGTACCTCGACGAACTGATGGTGCGGATTGAAAGGGCCGAACGACTTGTCGGTGCAGTGGAAGAACTCCAAAGCGAAGTCGCCAAGATTAGAGGAGCCCCGGTGGGGATGCTCTTTGATTTCTGGGGGTCTAAGAAATGACTGCGTGGAGAGAGAAGTACCGTCCTCGGACTGTGGCAGACTTGGTAGGTTGTGAGGTGTTCAAGCAACAAGCACAGAACTGGTCGTTAGAAACGGCCCCGCCCTGCCTTCTGTTCATCGGAGGCCCCGGTGTCGGCAAGACCACAGCGGCCCGTGCTCTGGCTCGGGATTGGCTTGGTGAGTGGTTCGGTCAAGAGAACTTCATCACCACCAATGCCAGCGATGACCGTGGGATTGGATATGTCCGTGACCACCTCAAGCACATCTCAAGGCTCAAGGGTCTGATGGTAGCCAAGCGTGTCATATTCTTAGACGAGGCGGACTCACTGACCAAGGATGCACAGAAAGCACTGCGTCAAATCATGGAGGACAGTCACGACACTATCGTTTGGATTCTTGCAGGGAACGACATCTCTGCTTTCCACAAAGCAATCAAGGACAGGTGTACGACTTACGAGTTCAAGTCACACGGTCCCAACGAGATAGAGGAAGCCTGTCTTAAAATCCATGAGGCCGAAGGACTCCCCGAAGAATGGAAGCAGTACTACCGCAACCTTGCTCCCCTCTGCGAAGGCAGTCTGAGGCAGACGGTTGATACGCTACAATCATTATCAAAGACACCGGAGGCACTGGAGAAAAGAGTTCGGTCCTCTGGTCAAGACATGTCAAGAGCCGCTCTCCACTTAGCGGCAGGTGACTTTACTACGCTTAACGCATTCCTTAATCAACAGTTAGAGAAAGGCGACAGTCGATTCTATTTGTTGAAGACCCTTCGGTACAAGGCTAAGGGCCTCATCGAAGAAGGGGATGATTGGTTTGCTTTTATGAAGACCTATGGGGATTTCATGATGATGGCAACACAATGGCCGGATGACGATATGGCTTTCTTTGAATACTTCGTCGCTACTCTCCAACAGAATAGGAGGTTGCATAAGTGAGAATCATTGTCGTAAAGAAAGATATTATATATGGCTACTTTATCGGCAAAGATGCATCCGATGCAAAACACAGAAACAAAACAGGTGAAAAACATGAACAGTGAAATACAGGAAAAACTCGCCGCCTATGCGGTACGGACAGGAACAACAGAAGATGAAGCGAAGCAAGCGTTTTCAGAGTGGCTCAAAAAAGAGTTCAGTATTGAAAGCATGGAGAACGAGGAAGACTACTTGTTAAACGAGTGGGCCGAAATGTTCGTCATTGAAACACGCAACCTTGGTAAGAGCGGTGGCGGTGGAAGAGAAACAACAAAGTTCCTCGGCCATGTCTGCGGCCTCAACGATTCAATCCGTGACCAGCGACAAAACCAGCGTGAAGCGGCAATCCTTGCCTTCCGTCAAGACAAGAACAAAGCGATGGACAGTGGTACAGTAGGTATCGTTGCCGCCAATCCATCGGAAGGTGTATGGAACATCAACGGTAAGCCTACCAAGGACCGTGTCGATGGTGAACTACCATGGTATGCCTTCCTCTGTGACGGTACAGCCATTACCATGCTCAACACTAACCGAGAATCTAAGGCTTATGGCAAGCCTATGGCGAGCGAAAGCAAAGTGCGATACATGTACTTCCTTGGAAACACATCGGAAACATTTGCCATGGACCCGAAGATGTGGCGTGTTGCCCTCAACGGGGATGACATGACTCACAAGTACGAACTTGGGAAGTTGTGCGAGATTGAAGTAGTGCCCTCTGCGAACGCAGAGTCTGACATTCTGTACACCAATCGTGGCTTTGCCAAGTCAGTTAAGTACAACACCGATGAGTCTGTACCCACGCAGTTCACTGATGCGGCTCGTTTCTGGACGAGTGCTGAGCACAACAGTTGTGTCGACCTCTCCAACCTTATCGAGGAGTACGATGACCGGAAGGTTGCGTACAATAACAACTTCATCCCACCGACACTCATCACTAAGGGGTACATCAGTAGGATGTCCGTTGAACCGACAGACAACCAATACGATGATACCGGTCGGAACTTCCGCATCAGCGTCACAAGCCTCGCTTTGCAATCGACCTATGGTCGTGAGTCGAGCCTCGCAGAGGTGACGGTGTGGGTACCGGGTCGAACCTTTGATGACACACACCCCTTTGAATTCCACAACGGTGAAGAATGGGTACCTTACGCAGAGCGTACACAGGTGCTTATCTGTGGCAAGGTCAAGACTCGTATGTATCGTGATGACATGGTCCCAAGCATCACAGCACTGGGCATCTATGTCCCACCTCGTACAGCCCGACCCGGTGCTCGTGGTGGCAACACTGACACATCACAATTGGAGGAATAAACATGGGAGCATTTGACGCATTGAAGAAGCATGTCGACCTCACAAACAAAGGAGTCGACGAAGACAAAGTTGGCGCTTTGGTCGCAGAGGCACTCAACCTTGAGAATCACCCTGCACCACCGATGCCTCCTACGGAAGAAGCATCTGTGACAAACCAAGCACGAGGTCGACAGGGAGAAAGCCTTGTGGAACACATTGAGCGGACAACATCTGAGCCAGCCGCCCCAGCGAGCAACTTCCCCGACCTTGCTAAGGAACTCGTCGACCAAACATCATCCAATCGAGTCAAGCCTTCAACAACATTCTGTGGTATCGTTGGTCACAGTGGTCGTGGTAAGACTGGTATCTCCATGGACTCGTTCATGAAGAACTCTGGTCCAAAGGACATGATGTGGTGCATTGACTTCGACGGTGGTGCTCTTGATTGTAAGCATGCTCACTACCCCGACAGTGACGACAAGATTCGTATCTGGAACCCATGGGAAACACAGGTCCACGACCGTGTTGCTTTCAACTACCCCAAGACTCATCAACGGACTATGAACCTGTGCAAGTTCGCACTTGAACATGCACGGAAGCAACAAGCCGCTGACTACGACGGGCCTCGTCTGACTACCCTGCTGGTCACGGCGGTCGACCAATACGACCAAGTCTGTATCAACAACATGAAGATTTACGACCTTGAGATGGATGCTAAAGACGCCATTGAAGCGGCCGCCTCCAAGTTGAATCAAGACATAGGTTGGAACTGGAACATCCGTACCACCCGATTCAAGCAGTTGACGGCTCTCTGTCGCCAATTGAACTTCGCAGGTGTCGATGTGTTCTGGGAAACGCACATCAAGTCCGATGACAAAGAGTACAGCCATGATGGCTGGAAGTTCGTGTGGGAGAAGAACGCCAACAACGACCTGACTCAAATCATCTGGTGTAAGGACCAAAAGATTCGCAACGAAGATGGCAAGGAAACAGGGGAAACCCGGTATGTGGCAGACTTCGTCAAGTGCAAGACCAATCCTGACCTACAAGGTCAAGAGCGTGTCTTCTTCGTCACAAAGAAGGGCCTCCCTGCCGAATGGATTGGGCTGGCCGAACTTCGTGACAAAACCATGTGAGGCGATTGGATGACTTCCTTCACAATCAGCCGCAAGGCGCTGTCATCCTTCTTGGGTTCATTTACCAAGGGGGTCGACAACCTTGCGATAAGAGTGGGTGACGGCACCATTACCGTTGCAGTGGGTGCTCTCACCCATTACTTGAAGCGGTCTGTCGAAGTACAGGAAAGTGATGCTGGAAAGATATTCATCACTGACCTGACTCGACTGATGACCTACCTCGGAACAGCGTCTGCTTCTGATGTCACAGTCAGCCAGTCGGGACGGGGTAGGGCCTTGCAGGTCCGTGCTGGTAAGTCTTCTTTGGAACTGCCAACTTCGTCATTCGTTGCATCCGAAGAACAGGTACCTCTGATTGAGAAGGTCATCGCTAAGGCAGAGAGTTCGATGTGGACTACCTTTGGCCCTTCTTCTCTTGAAGCATCAGGCAACATCAGTGGTGTTGACCTGTATGGACTCAGCAAGGCCGACAAGATTGTCGGTAGTGGTCTGAGTTGCAAAGTGGTGTACCGTCCTCGTGACAACGAGTTGGCCCTCATGGCTAAGAACACAAACAAGGGCAAGATGTTTGCAACGGCAGAAGTCGAAGCAGTGAGCGGGACTAAGGAATCTTACGAATCTAATTTTGCACACTGGCTACCTGAACTCCTCACCACTGTTCCTGATACAGTTGTACAGTTCCACATGGGAGAATCAGCCCCGTTAGTCATCCGTGACCAAGACGGCTCATATCTCCTACTTGTGTTGGACCAAGAGGTGGAAGCATGAGGCGAGATGTTTGTTGGCTCTGTGGTGGCAAATTGATTTGGCAATGTGACTACGACTTAGAAGACTACGGCTACATGGGCGTCGAAGGTATGATTGCTACGCTTGTCTGTTCCGACTGTGGAGCAGATGTAGTGTACACTCTCCAAAACGAATTGGAGGAAGAGTGATGCTCATCTGTGTGGGCTGTGACGAAGAGCACCAGCACTCACAGATGGTTGACGGTGATTGGTGTGAAGCCTGTTGGGACGCAAGTGAGCGTGTCAAATGTAAGCAACCACTCAAGCACCGTCCAAAGATGGAAGGTGTGATACACTGTAAAACATGTGCAAGGGAGGAGCGTGAAGTCGATGATTGTTGATGCTTACATTCCCCATTACGAATCTCGTGATGTGCTTTACTGCCGCTGGCGTGACAAGGATGGCTCCCTCATAGAGAAACATGTGACAGACTTTGAGCCATACTTCTGGGCCAATGCGTCGGACAGAAACAAGTTAGTCAGTATGGTGTCAGCGTACCCCGGTGCCCGCATTGATTGGAATCAAATGGCCGTTGGGCGGAATAAGGAAGAACTCGTGAAGGTCTTACCGTACCGTCACAAGGACATTTGGGGCATGAGAAAACAAGTTGATACTTGGGAAGCAGACATGAAATTGTCTGACCGCTACCTCATAGACAGTTGGGCACAGATGCCTGATTGGAAGCCGAGAGTATGGCACATCGACCTTGAGTGGGACCCGAAGGATAAGTTCACCACAGTGATAGGCATAGCCGACAGTCAAAGCGGAGAGCGTGTGGCCTTCTGCTGGTCAGAAGAATCAGCCGAACAACTCAGAGATTGGGAGTCGGTTGAAACGACCCGCTCTATGAATTGGGAAAACAGCAAGGGTCAGGTATCTGATGTCACATACCGCAGGGTACTGTGCAACTCAGAGAAAGCCATTTACACTAAGTTCCTTGATTATCTTGAAGAGTGCAACCCTGATGTCATTGTTGCACACGCTCTTATGTGGGCCGACCTTCCTCATATCATCGCTCGTTTAAGCGACCGAAAGGTGCTTGGGAAAGATGCTTATCGTCGCCTTAGTCCTATCGGGCGGGTGATGAAGCCTGATGAAAATGGCTACAAGAAACCTACAATGCAACCAATCGCTGGTCGTCTGTGCTTTGATACAGCCGCCTCACTTGAAAGCGGTACAGGCTTTGAGCGAGTGTGGAAGGACAGTGGTAAGCCTCAGTTGGCCAGCCGTAAGTTGGATTTTATCACAGGGCCAGACCTGTTGGACTACGGTGGTAAGTTGGAGATGTCCGTGTTCACTGGATGGTACGAACGATTCGACGAGTTCGTCGACTATTGTATGCGGGATGTGACACTGCTCAAGCGTATGGACGAGGACAACCACATACTTGCCTTTTTCTTCGCTCTCCAACGAGTATGCGGCGTAGCCTTCGATTCAACTCACAATGTCACCAGATTTGCAAGGGGACTCATTGGTCGTCGTACAGACACCAAAGCACCTACCAACATTGACATCGAGCCGGAAGACTACCCCGGCGGTCACATTCCTGCTCCTACCCCCGGTCGATACCAAAATGTCGCCGTGGTGGATTACAAGCAACTCTATCCCTCCATCATTCAATCTCACAATCTCAGTTGGGAGTCCCGTGTTGACAGAGAACTACGCTTTGAAGACGATGTACGGGAACTACCTGACGGTACCTGTTGGCGACAAGGTAAGCCTGCCCTGTTGCCAAGGATTGTCACCGAGTTGGTCAAACTTCGTGACGAATATAAAGGCAACATGAAGACGGCCAGCGACCCCATTGAAAGGTCTGGCTGGAACACCATGCAACTCGCAGTAAAACGGTGCATGGCGTCACTATACGGTATGTGCGCAAGTACTTACTGGGGATGGGCGGCCCCTGACATCGCCTCTGCTATCACAGCCTGTGGTCGTGAAGCAGTCAAATTTCTCATGGAGGAATCTGAGAAGCAGGGCTACAATGCACTGTACGGTCACACCGACTCAGCCTTCGTACAAATCCCATTCGACGAGGTGCCAGCACTCGCTGAGCATCTGACGCAGACGGTTCAAAGAGAACACCAAGCCAGCCACTTCGTCGTGGAATTTGAAGCATTCATGCCCTACTGGGTCACTGGTGGCAAGAACTTGTACTACGGTATTTGCTCATGGCCCCCAGAAGACGAAGGTAAGCCCAAGTCAGCACGCTGGGGCAAAATCAGTACACTGTCCCCTGTGTCAAGGACACTTGAAAAAGATGTGCTGAACATGCTTTGTAAGGGTGCTGATGAGAACGAAGTGGTCACTCATGTGAGGGAAATATCCCTCCGAATCAAATCAGGTGACATTGACATACCAGATGTTTCTGGCGTCACCCGCATTCAAAAGGACCTGTGGGAGTACGCTGAGAGCATAGGTGTCCCCGGTGTAAAGGGTGCACGATATTACAATCTGCACCTCTCTGACCAATTCACTCATCCCATCTTCAAGAAAGGCGACAGTGTCAAATGGGTCTATGCAAAATCTGACCCAAGCGGCAGGCATATCGACGACATCGTAGCCTACCACGAAGCAGAGGACCTCGACGGCTTTACTCTCGACCACGATAAGATGGTTCAAAAGTTGGTTGTTGAGAAAATCAAACCCATGTTCAAGGCCATGAAGTGGTCAACAGACTATGCGAGCGGTATGCCTCGCCCCAAAACCTACTGGTAGGGTTAAATACCAGAATAAGTTAGGTGCCTAATATGCGAAACATTGATGATGAAATTGTGAAAGCCGTTGAGAAAAACCCCGGACTAAGTCGTGGCGGTTTGATTAAACAGAACAAACCACTGCAAGATAGAAACAAGCAGTACATAGGTCTGCGATTACAGCACCTCTGTGAAAATGGTTTGATAAGTAAGAAGGGTGAGCGTAAGGGCACAAGGTACTATCCGTGCACAAATCAGGATAATTACGACCCAATAGGCTTCATGAAAAACAAGCAGACCTCGCAAAAAATCATCGATGTATTCGATGAGGTTAAGCGTATGGTCGTCAAGAAAAACCAAGCATACGGTGACAGTATCTTCAAGCCGTCCCGAGTCTTTTACAAGGGCTCTGCTGAGCCCGGCGATTTGATTCGCATACGCATGGATGATAAGATTAGCCGTCTGATTCAGGGTGACAAGGACATTGGCTCTGACGAAGATGTCATCAAAGACCTCATGGGCTACTGTGCTATTCTCTTGGTGACCATGCGTGAAGACAAGGAACCACCACAGAGTTCGATGAGGGATTATTTTGAGTCGTGATTGGGCCGCCTACGCCAAGTCCACCTATCAGTGGCATCAAGGGCACGAGAAGATGCTTCGTGTGACGAAGTCGAGCCTTACCTCTGATTTCTCTTTCTGTCCTAAGCAGTACGAGTACAAGCGCATTGATGGGCGGAAGTCCCCTCAGACAGATGCGATGGCTCGTGGTACGAATGTTCACGACGCAATGGAACACTTCTATTTGCATGTCAAGCCAGTGTACAGAAAGGCATACGAGCAAATTAAGAAGAAGGACCGTGAAGGTGCAATGGAAGCACTCATGGCCTGTCTACCACAGCCAGACGAACCATACACGCTGGGCGAAGAGCCCATCCTGCGTCAACGCATAGAGTGGGAACTCGTGCGCCTTGAAGCAGACCCTGACAGGTTCCTGCCCATCATCAACGAATTGGAAGTACATGCGTACCAAGATGTGGTTTTTGAATTCAATGGTGAAAACATTACAATACCCATTCACTTTGCAGGTAGCATCGACAGAGGCTATGAAACAGAGGAAGGAAAAGTTGCCTTGATGGAATTGAAGACCGGTAAGTGGAAGCCTACCAACTTCAAGATACGAGGTATGCGGACTGAGATGGCGTTTTACATGGACCTCTTGCAGAAGGCAGAGCACCCATTGAAAGATGTGACCCATTGGGGTTGGTTTTATCCAGCAGGGGAACGACCCGGTGAGCATGGTACACAGAACGATGTGACCTACGAGAAGGTGAATCGTCGCTACCTGACCTCACTACGGAAACAACTCAACAATCTTTTGGAGGCGTACTTCACAAACAATTTCAAACCCGACCCAAGCCCCGGCAAGTGTGCTTGGTGTGAGTTCATAGCAGAGTGTCCTGCTTGGCAGGACGACGGTGACAAGTATTGGAAGATGCCGCCGACTCGCCTTGAGAAACAAAGAAAACGAGAGGAGGCCCAAGAATGATTTTGCTACCCTATGTGACAGAGGCAATTTGCTTCTGGATTGAATCGAAGTACCGTCGCTTGCCGGTCGTGGGGTGGGGCCACCTCAACTCAGGAGTCGTGAACATCAAGACCTTTGATGAAGAGGTTGAGATAACTCTGGACTACTCGCTACTCACCCCCAAGGGTACTGCTCTTCGGACCATACTTACGAACATTGATGCTTTTTTGGAGGACTGGGTAAATGAGGCTGAAACTTGACTACCCTCGTGAAGTCCTTGAACTCAGCACTGAGAAAGGAAGAGGGTTCAGGAAACTTGTGAACAGCAAGGGTGACTTTGAGCGGTACTGGCGTGGTAAGAATGGCGTGTCGAACGCCTACACGACCGTTTATGGCTATCGTGCAACAGAGCCCCCTCATCACAAACGGGTCAATCTATACACGCCTATCATCCGCCACTTCGTGCTTGATTTTGACGCCATGGATTTCAAGGATAGGGACAGAGCAATCGTCGAGCCAGAGGAACCTCTTCGGCAGACAATGAGGCTTCATGAACATCTGAAAGAAAGGGCCATTCGTCACGGTGTTTGGTTCAGTGGCGGCGGCTACCATGTGTGGATAGCCTTGGCAGAAACACTCACACCATCAACTGGTTCGCAGTTGTCTGCCATCAAAGAAGCAGGTATGCGACGAGTCAATGACTGGGTCAAGGAATTCGACCTGTACTGTTGCGACCCTGCTGTGCCATTTGATACGAGTGGTTTAATCAGAATCCCAAATTCATTCAATGCCAAGCGAGGCTTCTGGAGCATACCGCTCAGCACAGAGGACTTAGAAGCAGGCTATCAGCACATCATAAAAATGGCAAAGACGCACAAGAGTGGGTACAAGGAATACGGCACCGAGGGTGTTCAATTAGAGATACGCAAAGTGGAAGACAAGGTTGAGATATTCAACCCTGCCACAGAAGCACTTGACCTTCCTACGGTTAAGATGAATGATGTCATCATACTGCCCTGCCTCAATCAAGCGGCCTGTCATGTAGGAGGAAACCCCAGTCATGATGCTCGCGTACAGTTGGTGAAGTATTTGGCTAAGCGTAAGAGAAACTTCTTACCCATCAGTGGCTTTTCAAATAGGGACTTGCAAGCCCACGGGGAAGAAATTGTCAATTACATTATGAAACTTCAATGGGCAGACCAAGACGAAGGTGTCACCCGCTACCAAGTATCGACTATCGTCACTAAGGATTATCCTCAAACTTGTAAGATGCTGTGGGGCAAAGGTTTGTGCCTTGGTAAGTGTCGCTACTGGGACAAAACAGGGAGTGTTGAAAATGGCAGTTGAATGGTGCTTATTCTGTAATAGAAAAATCAACACCAGTACCCAAGGAAAGAGGAGGAAGAAACCTATGTGCTATTCCTGTCGAGAAGCCGGGGCTCCAGACGAATACAGATGTAATGGCATCAATTCCAGTAAAAAAAGATGCAAACAATGGGCCCTTGAAGACAAAAGTTATTGCGTTTCTCACAAACATTTGGAGGGTAAGGAATGAGCACACCCCCTCTAATCGCCGATAGCAACGAACGAGGTCCCCTGTACGAAGCGGTAGAGCGCATGGCTCGCAAAGAGGGCATCTTAGTCAAATCTCAATTCCTACAAGGGATGGGCGATTACAAAGCAGGTGACGGGCATGTCGAATGCAAAAGTCTAAGTGACTTCTTTCAATCCAGCCACAGCGGCCACTTGTGGCGTCAACTCGACAACCTCGATGCTAACTGTGGGCGTGTGTTTTTGGTTGTACATGGTGATATTGCCAAGTACATCAAGATGGCACAAGCACGAGGTAAGAAAGCCTCCTACTCACGGGTCACCAACGAACTGATGGGTACCTTTGCCCGCATCATGGCCGACTTCGATTGTCATATTTACAAAGCCAAGGACCATGTGGAAGCCGCGATGTTCCTTGTCAAATTGCATCAAAAGTTGCATAAGCCAGCCAGCCGACACGGCGCAAGAGCCGTCACACGGGTGTCCACTAATGATGTACGACAGGACATGTTGCTTGCAATTCCGGGTTTCGGACCCGATTTAGTAAGTAAGTTAATTGACAAATGTGGCAGTATTGAGGAGATGGTTTATATCGAATCACTGAAACGGGTCAAAGGTATGGGACCTGTATTGCGACAAAGGCTCATCGATGTTCTTACATCGGAAGAAGCAGTACGAGTCGAGAAAACATATCAGAAACGGAGAGAATGAAATGATGGACCACAACGCAGACAAGTACGAAGCCGTGCAAAGATACCCGATTTTGAAGGGCTACCTCAGTCACTTTAGAGAGGTAAGTAAAAACAACGAAATACCCGGCATGTTGTCATTCTTTTACCTGCTCGGACAGGTTGCTTTACCATTCGTAAGAATACCCATTGGGGGAAGCAACATCGACCCCCGTGTTAGCGTATTCTGGATTCAAGACACACGGACAGGTAAGTCCGTAGCATTTGAAATTGTACAGCGAGTGGCCCGTGACATCGGTATAGACGCTGTGGATTACAGCACAGGTACAGATGCGGCACTTGTAGGGTCATTTGTACAAGAAGACCCCAGCGAACCACCTGTACAGCGCCCCGGCGTTTTGGCAGGACGAAAGTGCTTGAACTTTGATGAAGGTAGCATCCTTCTCAAGCCCAATCAACATTCAGAGGGGACTGTCTTGTTTTTACAGACGGCTCTAAATTCGGCAGGTACTGGGCGAAATGTGCTAACCAAGCATCTTCGTGACGGGACAATCAAAATCAAATCAGAGGTATCACTATGGATTACTACATTCCCTCCGAAGGGAATCAGAGAGCATGTACTGGACAAGGGTATCTTTCAAAGAGTACTGCTCTATTGGCGCGACTGGACTATCGAAATGAAGAGGGAAGTTGCTCACGAACTGGCGGCGAGCGTACATAGAAGAACCAAGCACTCCGTGTCATACAGTGAAATCATCAAGTTCTTTGATGAATTGCAGACTAACTTGAGGAGGAGAGTCTGTGATTTAGCAGGTATCACTATCCTGCAATGGGAAGAGGCAGATGACGACACTCAGGAAGAATGGTCTATGGACATTATTGATGAAATGTTCACCATCGATGAATCGTATGTGCCTGCTCTTGTGAGTGCCATTGATGAGTACTACCATCTGGTGGAGCAGATGGACCCTCACAAACAAGGGGTCTGCGCATCGTTCATCATGGGCCTTCAAAACTACACCAATGTCATCGCTCATCACTTTGCTATGATTGAGGGTACATGGGTTGTGCGAGGCGACCATATTGACATGGCTAAGGAGATTCTCTATGACCTGTATCACAACTTAATTCACTGGCTGGAGGCAGAAGTCAAAGTGGGTATGGGTGTCAAAGAAGCCAAGAGCATGGAAGTCGGCTGGAAGAAAGGTTATTTCGCTTGCGAAAGGGTGGACTTCGACGACAACCGTGGAGAAGGCTGGGTCAGGAAGACAGAACTGTACGCCTCTTATGGTAAGAACCAGAACCTCAGTAGCAACAATTCAATCAACAAACGGTACAATGACTTCGGCGCTAAGATGTTTGAGGAAACCAGCCACAAGGTCAAGAAGTATGTGCGTCTGCGCAAGGAGCATCTCAAAGGGGGACTCCCGAATGAGTGAGTGCATGGTATGCGGTGACCCCGGTCATGGTGAGAATTTCTCACAATGTGGTACCGATTACAAGGGTCGACCCAAGCATATTTGTCCGCCATGTTCAAAAGTCGTGAACGAAGTCTTTGCAATTGTCGGGAGGCCACTGGTATGACGGGAATCTTATCCATTGACATTGAAACAAAGAACTTCTCACACGAGATAGGCGGCTGGGGCAACACCCATCTTTTTGAGCCTACCGTGGTTGCTACATGGGACGGTACAGATGGTACCGTGTACTGCAACAAGTCACAAGCAAAGGAATTCCTCGACAAGGGTGTCAAGGTAAAACCCCTACACTCAGAAATACTTGGCAAGGACATAGAAGCACACATAGCCAAGGGTGGCAAAGTGATTGGTCACAACATCGTGGGCTTCGATTTACCTATTCTCAGAGATAGCCTTGACTGCTGGTCAGCAGGCGATATTCTCGGCAAGGCAGGAGATTGTATCATAGATACTTCTGCAAAATTACGGTCGGCCACAGGGTCGACAATTCCGTTGGCAGACGCATGTCTGCACACCCTTGGTAAAGGGAAGACAATGAAAAGCCACGACGCTCCATTGGAGTGGCGCAAAGGCAACTATGGCAAGGTGGCAGACTACTGCCTCAAGGACGCTCAACTCGCATACGAATTATGGGAGCATGGGAACAAAGAAGGATTTGTCAAGGCCCGTTGCAGAAAGACGGGCGTTGTCAAAGAGTTCGACATAAACTGGTAAGAGAGGAAAATATATGACCGAAAAAAAACAAACCGCACAGAGCCTAAACATCAGAGCCGCTAAAGCAATTGCCGACACAGTTCGGTCAACGCTTGGACCAGCGGGGATGGACAAAATGATGGTTGATGGAGGTGGAAATGTCATCGTGACAAACGATGGTGCCACAATCCTACAACAACTTGACATCACCCACCCCGGTGCGAAGATGATTGTTGAAGCCGCAAACACGCAAGAAACCATGTGTTATGATGGTACAACGACTACGACAATTCTGGCCGGTGAACTACTGGCCAATACACAAGAACTGTTCAACAAAGGACTGCACCCAAATGTAGTCTGCAAAGGGTATCGTCAAGCCGCCAAGTGGGCAGTGGAACACATCAACGGCATCACCGTCAAAGACATTGAGCCATACCTACGACAAGTGGCTAAGACTGCTATCACCGGTAAAGCACTGGAAAGCAACGAATTGCAAGTCAGTGCCCTGTGCGTCAAAGCAGTCAACCGTGCCAAGGGTGACATCAAGCGCATCAGCGTCGTGTGTCAGCCGGGTGGCTCACTGGAAGATTCGTACTGCTTCTCTGGCAAAATCTTGAATCAGACCTTTATGATGTCAAGCATGGAGAACGAGCCTACACCACAGGTAGTCCTCATCAATTCTGGACTTTCCAAGCAAGAGGACAGCGTACAAGTCAATGTGTCGAATGTTGGTGATTACAAGTCCTATCAGGAATACGCCAACAAGGACATCTGGCAAGACAAGGTGGAAAAAATCGTCGACATGCTACCGAAAGGTGGAGTTGTCTTCTGTCGTGATTCGGTCAACGAACTGGTTGCGGCCTTGCTTTCCAAGAACAAAATCAGTGTTGCTCAGAGAGTCCCTCCGAGTGACATGGAGGCTATGGCTATCCTGCTCGGCACAACAGTGGCTCACTCAGTCGAAGACTTGAATGGCTCTGACCCAGCAGGCAAGGTGCTTCAATTCACCATGGGCGACATGCAATACATCAGCGTCGAGGATGTCCATGGTAATGAAAACAGCGTCACTACCTTGGTCCTACGAGGAGCCACTCGTCAAACACTCGACGAAACAGAACGAGGCTTTGACGATGCGTTGGGCGTAGTCTGCCTTGCTTTCAACAGCGAGTGTATCGTCAGAGGAGGAGGTTCGTCTTACATGAACGCCGCCCTCAACCTGCGCTCTCGTGCCGCCGAAATCGGAGGTCGAGCACAGATGGCCATCGAAGCCTTCGCCAACGCCTTGGAGAGCATTCCTGCTACCATTGCGCAGAATGCAGGTCATGACCCGTTGGACATTATTCTTGAGTTGAGGAACGAACACCTTCAAGGCAACTTTGATTACGGCCCTGATATTTACAACGGCGGTACAATCTCAATGGGAGCGGCGAATGTATGGGAACCGTACGAACTTGTGAAGCAGGCTATTCAGTCAGCAAGCGAGGTCAGCATTAGCATCCTACGCATCGATGACATCATTGGACGGAAGTCTGAGGATTGACATCCCCCGCCGCTTGTTGCTCTTGGAGCATTTGTTCGTAGCGCACTTGGTCTTCCGATGGTCCGCCCACATGTAATTCTGGTAAATCGCTTCTGAGTTCAGGGTCTGGGTGGTAAAATTCAGCCCCTTGATAAATACGGTCGCCCATTATTCTAAACCTTTCTTCGGCAGTCATGAAACCAGTTGGACTACTGCTGTCAGGTGTTAGGCTGTAAGCGCCGAATTCGTGACCTATTGACCGCAAGGGGCGATAAGACCCTTCTGCTTGTTCAACATCCAAATCTGTGAAGGTTTCAGGGTATTCTTCATCGCCATAAGGGTCTACATCTACACCTCCTCTTACCAAGACATCATATGCGGTCTTTGGTTTTAAGTAGCGTGGGTGGGTAGGGTTCAAAAGTTTTAGTGGGGGGTATTGTTCGGCCAATCGTTCGATGTTCTCTTGCTGTTCTCGCTTCAACGCTTCGATGTTAGTTTGCTGTTTCGCCCATTCTTCAATTTCATCATTGATGAGCCTATGTGTATGTTCATGAGCACCGATGCTGTATATTGCCTCAGCACCCTTGTCAAAGTCCTCCTCAGATGCCTGTTCGCCCATGAGGTTGCCTATATCGTCGTTCAATTTCACACCAACATAAGAACCATCTTCGTGCAATCGTGGTACTGAGCCTCCTCGATGGTACCTTCCGAATTTATCATTTTGGGGCCGAGGGAAATTAGGAGTGTCTGCCGGTCCTTTCTCGTGAGGTAAATCTGAATTGAACGGTAGCGTTTCCATTGAATGCATAACTTGTTCGTTGGTCACTGGCTCACCTGAAAATGCTTCTAAAAGGCGTCTTGTGGTTTCTTCATCCCCCACATTATGATTCAATTCTGGGAAATCAGCGACTCTTCTTCTGGCATGCATTAGATGTCGTGCGTACATTTCAGTGGCGTATTCGTCGTTGTCAATAGCATCTTTGGGTAAATGGTGCCCACCAGCGTCCGTATCCCCCATGTGAAAATCCAATTTGAGGATTGACCAAGCAACATCAAGTGGCCTGACCATGTACAGGCGTAGCCCTCAATGAGTAATCAAATTATCCTCTTGGCTTTTGAGAATGTCCTTCACGACATCCAGAGCAGGGCGTAGGTCGGCTTCCTTGATGCCGCAGTTGAATCCCCACACATTGAGATGCCGCACCAAGGATTCGGTCGATAGATTAGCCCCACTGCCGTCAGCAAAGGGACAGCCACCAAGACCACCTATGCTTGAGTCGAACTGTTTGATACCGTTCATCAGGCCGCTTCTAACAAGACTGAGGGCCCTCGATTCGTCGCCCTTGTGGTGCAAGTGAAGAGCAGGAGCCAAGCCCTCATCTTGAGCCATTTCAGCCCACAGTGCCACTTCTGGACGGGTGCCACAGCCTATTGTGTCAGAAAAAACAACAGTCGTTCCAAACATCTTAGCGTCCCGTAAGCACAGCCGCATCATTTGCGGCGAAATCTCGCCACTATGAGGCGAGCCAAATGCCATAGAAAGGTACACTCGTACTTTCTCCTTGGGTACCTTGTCCATGAATGTCTTGTACATCAGAACAATCTCTGAGCGAGTCTTGCCCATGTTCTGGATATTGAAGGTTTCACATGGGCTGAACACTATGTTGATTTTGTCTATGCCTGTCTGTTGTGCACGGAGGAAGCCCCGCTTGTTCATGACAAGCCCAGCCCCTTTGGTGTACACGGCCTCTGCGTCAGCCATCTGTGGCAGAACCTTTGGATTAGCGAATGAAACTTCTTCGATGTCTTTGATGCCAGAAGCGTACAGTTGCTTTATCAGAAGCCTTTTTTTTTCGGTGCTGACCACAGTGCCCAGAGCCTGCAATCCGTCCCTTGGTCCGACTTCATAGACACTGATGTTCATTGCTGACCCTTCCGCAAACCGTCCATGCACATTTCCTGCAATTCAGCAGGGTCAGTGAAGAATACGACATCAGAGCCTAAGTCTTTGGTGACATACCAAGTGAACAAAAATCCGCAGATAAAACTCAAGATAAAAAACAGCCAAAGACCCATGTGCAAGGACAGCGCGGTGCAAAAATTAAACCTTCCGGTAGTATCGCTCTACTATGCCCCGTTCCGACAAGGTCTTACTCCCACTCGCACTGTTGCTTATCGTAGGCTGGGCCATCGGTCTGGTTATGCATCACGCATGGCTTGGGAAATAAGCATACGAGATAGTGCTCCGTAGCGTTTGGCCTTCAACCGCTTCTTTGATTTCTTAGCCGACTCCTTCTGCCCTAAAGGACCGAAGCCTCCGTGCTTGCGGGCGTAGCCACACTGAGGACATTCGTGATACACCACATGCTTACCATTAGCGTACCGTCCGCTAACGGACAAAGGCAAGGCTGTTGTGCCACAGCACTCACAGGTCTGCATCAAAGATTTGACAAGAGCACCCATCAACTCACCGTGTGCAGGTCTAACTTAGCCCACGCTGAACCAGTGTACACGAACTTAGCATACTGGTTGATGGTCACATTTTGATTGAGTGTTCCTGAATCAAAGTGTAAGTTGTGTGAGCCAGCCGCATGATACACCTCAACGGTATGGCCGTGTGGGAATGTACCTGTTGGATTGAGTGTGATTGCGGCCCCTGTTGTAATAATCCAAATGTTTGGTCCTGTGACGGTGACTGACTGGTTAGAACTGGTTGTTAGAACCTTGACTTCATTTGGAGCCAACCGCCATGTGGCACGGGCAGAACTACCACCAATGCTACGCACGGCGCTGTACATGAGCACAGAATGTCCATCAGGACTATGCGTCTGCCACATACCTCCGAAGGGCGAAGCGCCAAACCCACCTGCTGATGGTGATGAATAGATGCCATCGATGTCGGCACTGTCATCAAACGCATTGGAAGCCGTGACATTGCCAGCGGCTCCCTTTGTCATGTGGTGCAGGTACAAAGGACTTGGGCGAATGAAAGTACGCTTATCGTACACTGTTGGCGTGTTAAGCGAGGCAGTCAATGCACCTCCAGCAGATACCTCGTAAAGGAGGATTGCCAATACGGTTGTCTTCCTATTGTTTGGACCGGGAAGATTGAGGAAAGTAGTGGGCACTTGAGGTGTTTCGCTGGCCGTGTCGGCAAGCGTACCAAACTCATACTTAATGTTCGCCTTACCGCTGTCTGCCGCCACATAGATAACGCAGTAGGCTTTTTTTGCCACCGAGGCATGAGGGGAAGGAAGGCTACCAGAGTGGTTGCTGGTTGTACCGATAGTGGTGGCCGTAGTGGTTGCACCCGGTCCACCTGCAAATTGGTACACAATGCCGTCAAGAACAGCGTAGCCTCCTGATACTGTAAGTCCACCACTTGAGCCAACAGCCACATGGCCCTCTGTTCCACTGCCCGTAGCGTTCCTCGTGCCACCATAGCCACCGTCAGCCACTCTGAGAATACCGTTGCCATGTAGGGCCTCGTATGGGTTGGTAAGGGAAGGACTTGTCAACCCGTCACCGTCACGAAGACCTGTGGCACCGCTAAATCCTGTTGCGCTCGTATGTCCTGCTAATGGATTACTCATTTTAGTTCACCTCGATTATGGTTGCGAACCGGAGTTCGTTGTTGCTGGTCTTGCTGACCGATTGGAATGTGTACCTGAACAGCACTGTTGTGTCAGTAGCGTCAGATGGGTTCTGATATTGAATGCATACCTCACGCAGAGGCAAAGTGAAGGCCGAAGACAATGGTAATACGGCTTCGACATAGATGGTGTGGTCGTCCACGATACGAGTCGTAGGTACGGCTGTGTAAGCAGGTCGACCTGCCCCACCATCCTCAGAAGTGGCAACTGTTCCGTCGAAACCAAACACGACCTGATTGATTCGGCTATTCAGTTGGTCAACCAAGAATCTGTTTCCGTCTGTTAGTAATGGTATGTCATCCTCTCCTCGTGATTGTTTCTTGTCGCTTCGGGTTTTGAATTTTCAATAAGGCTACCTGCTTGGCCTGCGCCTCGCTCGACTTGCCGCCAATAATACTGCGGGTACCGTGCCCAATCAAAAAGCCAGCGGAGTCAACAATCGTATTCCCAAGGTCCCATTTGGTTGAAATCTTGAACCGTGCGCTGGCTGAGAACTCCTTTGTTTCAATTTGGCGACTGTGCTCGTCCCCTATTTCACCAAGTGAAGTAATGTCCCCTTCCTGAAACCTCTGAAGTAGGTCTTCGATACCACTGTCAAGCGAACCTATTTTGAAGTCGGCCATTTTCTCAACCAAGTGGTGCCGGGCTTGCAACACATGGTAAATACTGTCATCACCATGCGCTTGATAGCGCACTTTTTCAGCAGGCTGTAAGGAGGAAGACCTGATAACTTTGTTCAGTGTGATTGAGCCAGTTGCATTAGCGGCACTGGATAAGAAACGCTGTCCAATGGCTTTGGCGCTTGCTCGTGAAACAGCAGTGGGAGCGAATATGCCACCGGGTACTTCTATGATACCATTCTTTTGAGCGTTAAGGTCCCCTACAACTACGGTGTTATCATCATTGTTCGCACGAACCTTACCCCTTACGGTCACGCTGTTAGGCAAACTCTTACTCTTCGTACTGCTTTTCCCATCCGTGACCATCTGCCCTGTCAAATAATGCATTTTGTTGTTTTGAAGTTGATGTTGGTAGGACAAATTGCCAAACCTGTCACTCACAAGGCGGTGACCGTCGTGCCTGCTCACGAAACGCATGGCTGTGACACCATCAACGCCGTTGAAGTCCTTTGCAACGAAGGTCCCACTGCCGCGAGAGCGGCTAATCTCAACTGAGTTGAGTGAACTGGTCTGATTATCGCCTATTCGGGCCGCAAGGTCGCTTGTACGAAGCCCTACACTTGCTTTTTGAGTGATTTGTACTTCTGTACCGTCAAACCCAAGGTCGGAGAGTGATTTACCCTTCAAATTGGGCAGAATGAACCGTGTTCCCTTGGTAGCAGACTCGATTTGACTCATAGTAAGGGCCTGAGAGGCGTTATCTGCATTTACAAGCAGTGCAGGAGTCGAATCCCCTTCGCTAAGTGAGCCGTCCGAGTGAAATAGCGAACCGGTGTAGCGATGACTGTCCGTTTGCTTGTGAACCAGTTCGATTGTGTCCTCTTGCTCCACCAAGGTGTACCTACGGTCATGTGCAGGCACAAAGTCGGACTGAACGGGCTTTGCTACCTGTCTTTTTGATGATGTTTGAGTGTACACGGCGTGTTTGACACCATTATCGACGAATCTCGGCTTACGGACCCGCTTCATCACTGCACCTTGAGCCGCATCTGAGCGGCCGGTTGAAAGATTCTTACCCAGTGCCATCAGCAATTCCACCGTTTAAGGGAAGCCCCTTTTGGTGTCAACTTGCCTTTCTTACTGGTTGGTCCTTTGACACCAGTCATGCGAGCGCAGAAGGATTTTCTTCGCTTGGCAGACTTGCTACCCGCCTTCAATTTGCTGGGCTTCTTGGTGACAGGTGGTTTAAGATTAGCGCCTGTTTTGCGCTTAGCGGCGGCTCGACCTTTGGCGTTCAGCCCGCCCTTTTTGTTGTGCTTGTTAGGGTTGTACCCGTGAAACGGTTTGCTCTTCTTTTTCTTGGCGGCTTTCAATACCGCCCAAGCATGGTCCATAGCATCATCCATGTCCATCACTCTGTGCTGTGGTCACCGCTGTTAAAAGATGTATCGCCCTTACTACCCTTTGGGTGCAATGTCTGGCTGTGACGAGGCTCAACAGAATAGTCTTCTTTTCTTGCGGCATCGCTTCTGAAATGCTCCAGTGTGTTCTCACTCATTGTGATACGGGCCACCGGTTGCGTGATGTCAGTCTTGTTATAACCAGATACATCAACTCCGAGAATCTTAGGTCCTTGGCTCACTGCGGCACTGTTAGCAGGGTTGACACTGTACACAGGTGCGTACGGTGGACTGCTTGGTGTACCTGTACGAGCCGAGGCCGCATCGCTGGTATAGATACCATACTTTCCACCTGCTGTGGCGGCGTAAAATGTACCGCCTGCTTGAGGTGCTCCTGACTTAACTGCCATGTTAGAACGGAACAACTGTACATGTGAATTATCCAAGACAAAGGCTGGTCGAACCAAGAACTCAATTTCAGAGTCAGCGTGGTTTATGTTCTCAGTCACCGAAGTGTGATTACTATCTTGGTATGGGTTAGAGGAAGAAGTTGCTCCGGCCTCGCCCCAGCCAGTCACATCGAGTGCTCCTACCCTGCGCTTCCAGTTCATAACATAGGTACCACCAAGAGCCCAGAAAGAATGAGCGTCAGATACTTTGATGACTCCTTTGACAGGTTGCCCAGTCCAGTCTAACGCAGTCAGGTCGAGGTGACCAAGTGTACGGTTGCCTACATTCATTGCTCCTCGGAGCGTTGTGCGCTGACCCACATCACGGTTGCTGTGTAGGCTGTGCGCTTCTGTTGACATAACAACATACTCACGGCTCACGCCGTCGTTGAGTTCTCCAAGCGTATCAACATCTAATCCAATTCGTACACCGTCACCGCCGACAGGCTCTGCAAGCATGGTGTCTGTGGTAATTGATTCGGTCGTTTCATTCACCATGGCTGTTGGTTTGAGAAGACCATCATCGTCGGCAAGGTCGAGCCGTGCACTGATACCACGGTCTGTTTCACCGGCTTGCAGTACATCGTTTCTTGGGCGAACTAACCCCTTACCAACGGTAGGCTCAGCAGTCGGTTGAGATAGTACCAACCCCGTCGGCTCAACGGTTTCAGAAATATCCATGAGTAGGCTTTCGTTGAAATGTGTAGGCCATCGTACGCCGCGCCCATCTCCTCGGTCACCTACTCGCATGGCGTTTGTTGGGTTGAACCAATCTACAATAGCCATGGCCGCCACATCGTTATTGGCCGTGTTAGAGTTGCCACTCTGTCGGTCAGTACTGGTAGCAAAGAGGCCATTCGCTTCTGGTCGATTACCACTGCCGCCATCTTCGTATGCGTCTTCTGGGTCCCACGCAGGAGAAATACCAAATCCACGCACTGGGAATCGACGGACATCTTCTCCACGAGTGTTGCCCCACCAATCGACCATGTAGTAGCGATGTGCTTGAGCAATCTCTGCAATGTCCAAGCCTGCCCTGTCGCCTGCGTACATCCGTCGCACGCTGGTCGAGTTGCGAATTGTGCGAACGGGACAGCCAAACGGGCGGGTCATTCTTCGACCATCGCTATATCGGACTTGACGGCCTAATTGGTCTTGGTTGAGGAGTGCGCTGATTTGAGTAAGTCGTTCCAACACACCTGTGTAGGTCGCAGGGTAATCTGAGTCAGTCACCCAGCCATCATCCTTGTTATCTTGTTGGATGAATGGTCCGTGGTAATAACCAAGCAAAGCATTGGCGTTAGCCACTTCTAAGTAGCCTCGGACATAAGGCGACCAGCGTGGGCGGTTGTACGGTTGACGCAAACCAAAGCGATAGCCGAAGCAAGTGTTGCGGGCATTATCCGACGCTGTTGTCATTTGTGCGTATGTTCGCTCTTCAAGACCGGTGTTGTCGTGGAAACTCACGCAATCAACTCCGAACAACTTTCCACCCCATCCAATAAGTGTTTCAAGGAATCCGTCCAAGCGACTGGAGCCTGCTCCTCCTCTGGAGCCACCGGGCCAGTAGCCTGCGAAATTGTATTTCTCTGAGCCAATAGTACCCCCTTGGTGCGAAAGATTTTCGTTGGAATCTATTTCTGCGGCAGTACTGGATGCACCGGTACCACCAACAATGGAAGTGGTTGAAATGCTTATTTCCATGATGGGGAAACGGTTGGTAGTTGAGCCTCCGTCAACACCATTGACGGTCGACGGGCTTGGATTGTTAGCCATCTTACTATCGTCAATTACACCCCAAAGCGTTGAAACATACAACTTCGTACCATCATCGCTCCAATCAATACCGGAAATCCAAGGTGTAGCATCGCTATTGGTTTGAGAAACTGACGCTGACTTGTTAAGGAAATAAGTACGCAAGTCAACGGTGACATCCAGACTCGCAGTGTTCGTAGCAAAGGGTGTCGACAGTGTGTACTCTCGGACATACCCTTCTGCGAAACTAAGCCACATCTTTGAACCGTCCGCATTGAATAGAATATCACTGATTGTGCTCGCTATTGAGGACGAAGTCCCTTCTGAGTCGCCACTTGCTACCACATAAGCACTGGCCGCAGTAAATTGTCGCAAAGTGGAGGCATAAGCCATGTAATACTTGCTCCCATCATTGTTCCATGATACTGCTCTCACTCCATTGCCACCCGATGCTTTTAGGGAACCAGTGAGCGAAATAGTTGTCAAATCAAATGCACTTGAAAGCGTTGCACTTCGTACGCCGTCAGTATCATGGAAACCAGCGATGAGCATTTTTGTACCGGTTGGGTCTAAGTCAAAGCCATCACAACTGCTCATGACTGAGTCGCCTATACCTGAACTCTGTTGGTCGTATGTACCGTTGGTATTTGCTATGTCAATCTTAGAAAATAAGATGTTATCAGTATCGTAATCGTTGTTGTGTCCACGATTAGAAACAATGATGTCATCTCCGGCTACACGAATACCCGTCATCCATGTGGTTGTATTTGCAATCATTTGGAAATTTATACCTCTTCGGTTGGCGGTCGTACCCACAGAATCAGATATTTTTTGAAGTGAATATGAGTCGGTGACCGGGGCGGGTGGCCTAATCCAATTCATTCCAAATACGAACGGACCCTTAGATGCCGCATAGAAGAAATCATTGTAGTGAATTGTTTCAAAGTGTTCAGGGACATTGTTCAATCCTTTCTTGAGAACAGGTGTATCTGTTGCTCCGTTCTTGTCATAGAAGCCTCTGCTATTGTCATCTGAATAGTAGGTGAAAGGGCGGCCTAAGTTGGGGTGCCACATGCACAAATAGGCATCAGCGAGATGTAGGCTATTGGTATCACGAGTGCCGTTCATGGTCTGTGGCATGACCCGAGTTGTCATGCTGACAAGCGAATTAGTGAAAATCTCATCCGCCTTTCGATTGTCATAAGGCCCGCTCAAACGAATAATTGTACCGTTAGTCAAGTTATCAAAGAAGAGAGGAGTCACTTCCGTGACGCCTTGGAACTGTGTAGGGGTCCCAAGAGTAGCGTGGGCCAATGTTCCTGTTCGATTTGCGTAGGTAGCCGTCTGCCTTTCTCCGTTGGCATCTGTGTATTCCAAAACCTCTCCGTAGTATGCTTTGACTGGGAACAGTTCAGCATTGTCCACATTGACTGTACTACCTCCAGCGGACGAGGCTGTGACCTTGGCATTGGGGTTCAGAGAGCGAACACGATAGTGCTCGGCGTAAATGTCAGGATAGCATGTAGGGTAGCCAGCAAGCGTAATCTGAGCACCTACTGCGCCAAAGGTAGCCCTGTTCATTTGATAGTAGTGGTCAGGTGTATGCCACTCCAAATGTCTGAAATATGTAGCGGCTGATGCGGTTGCTCCGTCCTTGTGCAACTGTGCCCACCACGGCACTGTGAGCGTAAATCCGGGTGTAGTCTGAATAAACATGTTGGGGTGGTAAGGCAAGGTGCGTCTGCTAAATGCAGGGGATGTGGTTTCTTCCACACCAAGAGCGTTGTAGTTAGCCAGTGGAGGCAAGTTCGTAAATTGACTGGAAGCATCAGGCTCAATGTCAAGCATGATTTCGTTGAGCATGATTTCACAACCTCTGACATCCGCCATGATTGCCTCTGCCAAAATCAAGGTGTAGGCTCCGTTTGTGTTGCTCCCATCATCATGAGCAATAGCAACTACGGTGTTGACCTGCTGACCTGTGAGTTCAGTGACCTTACTTCCAGATTCTGAGGGTGCCTTCACTGCATCTGAATGGTTGCTATGATAGCCAGAGAGTTGTTGCTTAAACACATTTGGTTGAATAATAATCTGGTATGCCCCAACTTCCATAGGGTCAGGGAAATGATTATTCAGAGTGTAGGAACCGGCGGCTTCCAGTACAATTGAATGGCCTCCCTGTGAATTGGTTGTGCCTGCACTACCTTTTGATGCGGCTATGCCATAACCATCGAACTTGACTTTGGTTTCAGTCAAGAGAGTGAATGCACCGCCGTGAATGTCGGACGGGCCGTGAGGGGCGGATGCTCCTGAAAACCAAACCAGCGGGTCACGACGGTTAAGTCGTTCAAGTAAATCGGCACCGCTGTACTGACTTGACATATCATCCTCAAAGGTTGAAGAGGTTGTAATTTGATTTGCTTGACCAAGATTGTAAAGTCGTTGATACGCAGGATGAGCATAGTGCCCCGGCATCAAAGCCATTGTTGGTGTGACATAATGATGACCCATGCGAGGAATAG